CTCATGGAGCTGCTGTGGGAGACTTTGTTACTTTTGATGATGGTAGTGCTAATAATGTATTAGACGGAATAGAATTTAATAATGAATTTGAAATTACAGAAATAGTAGATGCTAGTAATTATAAGATTACTTTTTCTTCAAATGCTACAGGAGCAACAGCAGGTGGAGGAGGATCAGTTACAGCAACTTACCAAATTAACACGGGACCAGCTACATCAACATATGGATATGGTTGGGGTATTTTAACTTGGGGACTAAGTACATGGGGAACAGCTCGTGCTTCTTCCGATGTAACAATTACTGCTCGTAACTGGTCATTAGATAATTTTGGAGAAGATCTTGTTGCTACTGTTTTAAATGGTGGCACTTTTCAATGGGACAAGAGTAATGGAGCAAGTACAAGAGCCGTAAGCCTTGGTGCAACAGCACCCATTGCTTCTCGTTTTTCTTTAGTCTCTTCTGACACTCGACATTTATTTTTATTTGGAACATGCACTACGGTTACAGATGCAGCTACGCAAGATGATTTATTTTTTAGATTTGCTGATCGTGAAAGTTTAACAGTGTTTGCACCTACAGCAGAAAATGAAGCAGGTTCACTTCGTATCGCTGATGGATCACGTATTATAGGTGCTGTTAGATCAACTGGTCAAATACTAGTTTGGACGGATCAATCACTACATGGTATTCAATTTGTTGGAACACCATTTACATTTGGTCAACGACAACTTGGGGCTAACTGTGGATTGATAGCGCAACATGCAGCTATTGATGTAAATGGTAAAGCATTTTGGATGGGTGATGATGCATTTTATATGTACGATGGGGTTGTTAAAAAAATGCCATGTTCTGTTCAAGATTATGTTTATGACGATTTAAGTTATACTAATAAAAATGATATAGCGTGTGGAGTCAATCCTGAGTTTAATGAAATACTTTGGTACTATCCTTCTTCAGATGCTACACAAATAGATAGAGTAGTTGTTTACAATTATTTAGAAGGTACTTGGTATACTTCAACATTAGGACGTACAAGTTACCTTGGAAACTATACTTTTGAAAATCCTATTTCTTCTGAATTTAATGCTTCTTTAGTAGCAAATGCTACCACAAGTACAGGGGTAAGTAATACACCATTTGGTGTAACAGCAGGGGCTTCTTATTTATACAATCAAGAAGTAGGTAATAACCAAGCCGATGGTTCTGCTATTAGTGCTTCTCTTACTACAGGATCCATAGAAATTGCAGATGGAGATAACTTTATGTCCGTTTCTAAATTTGTTCCAGACTTTACTTCTTTGGCCAACAATCTAACTGTTACCTTAACTTTAGAAGACTACCCTCAATCCACAGCTAGTCAAACAACTACAGGAACTGTAACTAGCACAACAGATAAAATTAATATAAGAGGACGAGGAAGATCAGTAAAATTAAATTTTACAACTAATACAGTGGATGACACTAATTGGAGACTTGGATCAATGAAACTACAACTTAGACCAGACGGAAGAAGATAATGGCTAAAATAACAATTACACGATTACCAAATGCTACACCAGATTATGAACCAAGTCAATTTGATCAAATGGTACGATTACTTGAACAACTTATTTTAAATTTAAATACATCATATTCTCAAGACATAGAAAATAAATCTAGTGGAAGGAGTTGGTACCTTGGCTGATACATTTAAAAATGCAGGAAAAGATCTTACAACAACAGATTTAACAACACTCTATACTGTTCCTACAGCATCACCAGGCGTTACAGGAACATCACCTGTTTTTCCAACAACTGCTGTTGTAAAATCTATTTTAGTTTGTAATGATCATGGTACTGCTACTACTCTTGTGGATGTAGTTTTTACTGATACTAGTGCCTCTGCTACAATCGCTTTATTTGAACAGAAAAGTGTAGCAGCCAAAACTACTGATGAATTATTAGAGCAACCTTTAGTATTAGAAGAAGGGGACGTATTAAAAGTACAGGCTAATGCGGCTAATCAAGTACATGTAACTGCTAGTATATTAGAAATAACAAAAGGAGATTTGTAATCGACCTTACATCTTTATTTATTACTCCTATTTTTTCATTAAATTTAGCAGGGTATGAAGATTTAGTAACAGATATTAAAGATCTTCAAGACAAAGAACCTCAGACTATAGAAGGAAAAAGCACTAAAGGAGGATGGCACAGCCATGATTTTCTTCACGAAAATGAAAAGTTTGGTAAATTAAAATCTGAGATTGTTAATTTATCTCAAGAAGCTATGACACATTTGGATATAATTAAAGAAATGATTCCTGAAGTAACAGGTATGTGGGCCGTGGTCAATAGACCAGGAAGCAGTAATCGTTTACATAATCACCCTTTTAATTACCTCTCAGGCGTCTTTTATTTACAAGTGCCTAAAGATAGTGGTTCCCTTATATTTCATGATCCTAGACCCCAATCTGAAGTATTATCGCCCCCTAAAAAACCACAAGAGAGTATACATACAGCACACCGAGTAACATGGACACCTAAACAAAATGATATATTATTTTTTCCTTCTTGGCTTCAACATGAAGTAAAGGAAAATAATTCACAAGAAGAAAGAATTGTGATAAGTTTTAACATTGAATTAAAAAGGAGAAACAATGACTAAAATTGTAGAAGAAGCAAAAGTTTTAGGGGAAATTGATGCAGGCGATGGTCGTATGGTTCCTCATATTAGATGTAAATCTGAGACAACAATTGTTAATACAGAAACAAACCAAGAATATGATTCAGAAAATGATGCAACAAACGATGTAGCTAATCCCAATACAACGACTAAAGAAGAACATATTAGACGAGATGTAAAAATATTTGCTCCATCTTTAGCTGATATGGTAGGAGCTAACGACGATTAAACACTGCAAGCTTCGTCAGCTTTGTTTCCATTTAATATTACTTTTTCATTAGAAGTATCATGACAGCCACACCCTTTTAGGTGTTCAGATAATGTTTTTTCTAGTCTTAAATTATCTCGCTCTGAGGCTAATAAACGTTCGTGGTAGCGGCTCACCTTGTCAGCGAGGACAGCTATAGCTTTCAATACTTCTTGATTTTCCATAATATCTCCTGTGATTTAAATTTTTGGGTGAGATCTAATTTAACCATATTTCAATTGAAAGCAACAGAACTTTTTAAAATTGTTTTATTGACAAGAAAAAGATGATATGAAAGTAACAGAATTAGAAAAAAGAATGAAAGTTAAATATTTTTATTTAAAAAATGGATTTCCTTTAACATTGCAATTGCCTTTTGAAAAAGAAATACCTAAAGAAGACAAAGGATACCATCGTTGTTATGCACATAAATGGGCAAACTTAAATAGATTTTTAGTACGGTGTCCATTTGATTTAAATTTTTCTATTCTTCCTATTGAAGATAAAAAAGAATATAAAATTATTTTTAATGATGAGTTTACAGAAAATATAATAAAAGATGGATGGGTGTTTATTCATCCTAGTGATGCCATACTATTTCATAAACCTGTTTTTCAAATTCCTTTAAATGTTGTTTTTTATTCCGAAGAAAAATGTTTTTTAGAAACAAGTTCTCCTAATAACTTTGATCATAATTTAAAATTTATTAATGGTAAATTTGATATATCTTCATGGGTTCGTCCACTTAACATAGCATTTGAAATACAAAACATTCATCAAAAAATACAATTAAAAAGAAATGAAATTATAGGAGAATTAATTTTTCATACATCTAAAATTAATAAAAATATTATTTTGGAAGAAAATAATAATCCTTCCTCTGAACTTTTAAGTTTAAGTCAAGAAAATACAAAAGTATCGAGTTACATTAAAAATACTAAAACTTTAATTAGTAAAGGAAAACAGCTATTACAAAGATTAATATGAATAACATTTTTATACAAGATAATTTTTTTGAAGATGAAATTTTTAATACTATAAAAAATGAAATTGACACAGTTGAATTTACTCCTCCTTCAACAGAAACTAGAAAATATCAATCAACTTATTGGTTTGATCACAAACTTCCTATGGGATGTGATGTTCAAAGATTAATATATAAAAAAATAAAATTTTATTTTAATGAAGAAGTAGATTTTGATTCTGTAAATGATACTGATTGTATCTACACTATGTCAAATGCAAAAGATCATCCTCGTCCCCACAGGGATTTAATGTCTGACATACCCACACATCTTCAATATCAATGTCTTATCTATATAAAAGGAGATTCACACTTGGCTAACGGCACAGGTTTTTATACTCGTGATTTAAAAGATAAATTAAAATTTCATTTACATTTAAATGTAGGATTTAAAGAAAACAGAGCTGTGTTTTTTTCTTCAGATAACTGGCACTCACCAATGCAATGGTCAGGAGAAAGTTCATGGAGATATAGCATTGCTAATTTTATGACAATGAAAGGAAAAAAATGAAAAAGAAAATTATAGTAGAAGGACGTTTTATTAGTAAATTTACTGTTCCTCAAAAATATATTAAAGATTTAAATAATCATTATGAAAAAGCAAAAACTCATTTATTAAGTTACGGTCATAGATTAGCAGGAAGACTAGATTCAGAATTAAATATTATGACACTAATTGAAAAAACACAGGCTTTTAAATATTTTGTAAAATGTATGAATGATCATCTTAAAACAAGTGAGGATTTTGATGTATGTAAACCGGGTCCACATCATTTAGACATCAATGGTTGTTGGATCAATGATATGAAAGAAGGAGAATACAATCCCCCTCATACCCATCATGATGGAACAGGATGGTCTACTGTTTTATTTTTAAAAGTTCCTGAGTTTATTGATGATGCAAAAGATCCTCATAAATTTAAAGATGGTCAATTATGTTTTATAATGAATCAAAATATATGTAAGTATGTTACTCCTAAAGTAGGAGACTTTTATATATTTAGAGCAGATCATCAACATTGTGTGATGCCTTTTAAAACAAAAAAATCTGGAGAAATTCGACGTTCAATGTCTTTTAATTTTATAGAGGTACCAACTAATGTTTGAGAAACAAATAAAATTTACTGCTACTAATAAAGACATGCTAGACATATGGCCTCATCCACGCCCTGCTTCTCGTTTTATTCCTAAAGAATATAAAAAACTAGAGCGATTTACAGATGGTAATTTACACCAAGCAACATTAAAAACATGTATTCCTTTTCTTGATTCTTTAACGGCTGGATATATTATTCCATTTGATCAAGACTACGTAGTTGATCCAGTAGAAAATGATTTTAGTGTAACGCCTGCTAACCGAGAACAAAACGATTTTGGGTTTCATAGTCAAACTCAATTGCCAAAAGAATGGCATAAAAAATCTGGAGAAAATGCAGGTAAGTTTCATAATAAATGGCTTATTAAAACCCCACCTGGTTATAGTTGTTTATTTACTCAACCTATGAATAGATATACTGAAGATAGATTTAAAATTATTGATGGGATTGTAGATACTGATACGTACACTAATGTTATTAATTTTCCTTTTATTTTAAAAAAAAGAGATAAACAATTTTTATTTAAAAAAGGAGAACCTATGGTTCAGATTATTCCTTTTAAACGAGAGTCTTGGAAGATGTGGTCAGGTTTTGTTTATGAAAAAAAACACAGTAAAGACCAACGATTAATTTTAAGTGAATGGGTGGATAAGTATAAAAAATATTTTTGGTGTAAGAAAGATTTTAAATGATTAAGTTAACAGATTTTGTGCATAGATACGATAATATAATTAAAAAAGAAGTATGTGAGGAAATTATAAATCAAAAAGATTTAAAGTTTAATTTAGCCACTGTTAGTGGGGGTAAAGTAAATAAACATAGAAATTGTTTAGTTAAACCTATAGAAAAAAAATTTGATAATAAAATACAAAAAATAATTTCAAAGATAATTCAACTGTATATGGAGGATCACAAACATTTTGGTCCTGGAATGAATTCTATTGAAGATACTGGTTATGAACATTTACTTTATCTAGGTTCTCATAAAGGAGAATATAAAGAACATGTTGATCATGTAGAGTTATTTCCTCGAATATTAAGTATATCTATTTTGTTAAATGATAATTATGAGGGAGGTAATTTTTCTTTTTTTAATGGACAACACATTATTGAAAAAAAACAAGGAAGTGCTGTTATTTTTCCTAGTAATTTTTGTTTTCCTCATGCTGTTCTACCTGTAACAAAGGGAGACAGACATTCAATAATTACTTGGATTCACTAATTACGCAGCTTCTATTTCTTCTTTTCTAGTTTGCGCCCAATCCAATAAATTTTGAACTGTTGTAGTACCTGAAACAATATCACTTGTTGTATTTAATACAGTTTCACCTGTCATTTTTCCTGTAGGACTACAATGTTGTATTTCATTATCACCTGATAAAGTATTATAAATAAGGTAATGAATGGTAGCTGATAAAGCTGGCATTGAGTCTCCTTTATCAGACCAATTAATGTGAAATGAATCATCTACTTTAATATAATCTCCATTAGATATTACAATTTGTGTTGCCATTATTTATCTCCTTAGTGTTTTATAATATAGTTAACCACCACATATGGTGAAAAAGTATTATTTCCTGCTGCTGCAACAGTTCCTGTTAAAGAACCACCTGAATTAGTTACGGCAACAGTTCCTGTTAAAGTTCCTGCTAGTGTTCCTGTGCTGTGATTATGTGCTGTTCCTGATCCTGTGCTACCTGAAGCTGTAAAGGGGTCACTACCTTGACTTGATTGAAATCTTCCAGAACCAGTTGATCCAAATCTAAAGTTCAAAGTATGTGTATGTGATGCAAGTTGTGCAGAAGTTAAAGATGTATTTCCAATATCTCCTGTCATTGTAACTGATTGATTGTTAGCTACAGTAGATGTAATTGTGCTTACAGCTTGATTGTTAGTCATTGCAACAGTAACTGTATTAGCACCACCAGTAGCTGCTAAATTATAAGTATTACCATCAAATCCTTGCGGAGTTTTTCCTTGTAATTGAGGAACATTAAATGTTGTTGAACCATCACCCGTACCATATGTTGTGCTTGTTACAGCGAACAATTCTGCATACGTTGTTCTAGAAACTGCTGCACCATTACATAATAAATATCCAGTTGGTGCTGTTGCTTTAGGCCAGGGTTTAATCGTTCCTACTTCACTTCTATTTGTAAAATCATTTAAATTAGTCATTGTACTTTAATCTCCATCCAAAAGTTCCATCATAGAATACTAAAGCGATACCTGCACTATTAGTAGTAATTTCTAAGTCTGCAGCAGATCCCATAATTGGTTGACTGTTACGTCCTATAGTAATTTTATTTGTCCCTGCCGTTCCTTCTGCATCTATAATTTTACACTGCATTCCTATACTAGGAGAGGCAGGTAATGTTAAAGTAAAAGTTCCACCCGATGTATCAGCAAAAATGTTATCGCCGTCTGCCATAGTATAGTTTCCAGTTTTTGTTTGCCATGTTTCACTTAAACCTGCTAAATCAAAAATATCATACCAGTTAGTACCATCAGTAGCTAGTAAACGATATTTACCGTTTGCAACAGTTACTGTGTTTCCTGTAGCACCTAGTCTAGCAGATACATCTGCCCCACCACTGAT